AGTTTGACCCAGAGTCATACGAGATATCTGGATATTTATTAGATGATGCTGAATGCATGGAGTGTAAATGTTTGATTACCGCACCAACACCTTTAGATCATATTGGGTGGGTAGCTTAAATGGGTAGAGACATAGTAAAGAATCTTAAATTTAAAAAACATACGGGTAAATTCTTTGATCCAGAATTGTTTGCACAGTTACTTGATGAGTCGTACAGAAATACTAAACGGGCTGACGGTGACATGACAAAGAAATCATTTAGCCCTAGCTCTTTAGGATATGGTCATGGGAAATGCCCAAGATATTGGTATATGGCATTTAGTGGAGCAATGTTTATAGATGATAACGATGCAGTTGCTGTTGCTAACATGGCTCAAGGAACACAGGCACATGAAAGACTACAGAATTTAATTAAGACAATGCCTCAATGGAGAGCAGAAGAAGAAGAGATTATTAATGAATATCCTCCAATCAGAGGATTTATTGACCTTATTATGGAGTACGATGGCGAGACAGTCATTGGAGAAATTAAGACGGCTAAGCAAGAAGTGTGGGATACAAGACAGTCAGAAATGAAGTCTTCACCTAATCACATGCTTCAGTTGCTTACATATATGAAGTTAAAGAATGCCAAAGAGGGATTCTTCCTTTATGAGAATAAGAATACTCAAGAGCTATTGGTTATCCCTATTTCAATGAATGAAAAGAATACTAAAATAATTGAGGACACATTTATTTGGATGCAAGAGGTGTGGGATAATTTTAAAGATGGCGATCTTCCAATGAGGCCTGCTGGAGCCACCAAATCAAAGATGCCTTGCACATATTGCCCAATTAAAAAACAGTGTTATAGTAAAGAAACTCCTGTTGGAACAGTGCAAATTGAGTTATATGAGATGCCGTCTATATGATCTGTAACAACAAGGAATGCAACAAAGACTTTGACGCCAAAACCCATAATCAAAAATATTGTTCAGATGAGTGTTGCAGGATTGCAACAAACAAGCGTATAATGGAAAAGTATTACGAAAAGAAGGCTATTAGAAATGGTGCATTTAGGGCATGCTCAAAATGTAAAACTAAGTTGAGCAGGTATAATCAATCTATTATATGCTCATCTTGTGAAAAGAAAATTAATATTAGTAATAAGAAAAAACTGATTGGAATGATAGATGAAGTTAGCTGATCTGGTTAAGACAAAGGCCCACAGGGTGCTTGGCATAGACGCCTCAACTACCTCAATTGCTTTCTGCCTAATGGAAAACGATAAGCCTTTAAAATGGGGCAAGATAGATTTAGTTGGCATGGATATATATGAAAAGATATACGATGCTAAAAAAAAGATGTCCCTAATGCTTGATGAGCTTAAATCAGATTATATAGTTGTAGAGGGTGCCATACTTGTTAGATCACCAGATGCTGTGATAAAATTATCATATGTATATGGCGTTGTTATTGCTGAGCTAATGTCTACTGGGGCTAAGGTTATTACTATATCGCCGTCTTCTTGGCAGGCATACATAAAGAACAGTAACCCCACAAAGGCGGAAAAGGAAGCAATAAGATTAAAGCACCCAGGGTATGCTGACTCATGGTATAAGAATCAAATTCGTAATATGAGAAAACAAAGAACCGTAGACTATTTTAATACCAAATATGGGCTATCGTTAACAGACTTTGACGTAGCAGATTCATTTGGTATTGCACATTATGCAAATAAGGTGTTGACAGAGCGATGAAATTATATCAAAGTAAAGAGTGGCTATTTAGAAGATACCTTATTCAAAAGAAAACAGTTACAGAAATAGCAAAAGAATGCAATGTCTCTGCTATGACCATACAGAGATACCTAGACCAGTTTGGACTAATTAAAAAAAGATGAGTATTGAAAAGATTATTTGGCAAACCTATGAAACTTCTTACGACGACCTTCCTGACTATGCAAAAGAAAGCGTGGGTACATGGAAATATCAAAATCCTGAATGGCAGCATGGATATATGAGTGGTCCAGATAGAGAGTCTTTCTTTAAAGAAAATTTTTCTGATGAAGTATACAATACATATATTAATTTGCCTTTAGGTGTAATGAAGGCTGGTTTGTGGAGATTTGCTATTCTTTATATTAATGGTGGAGTTTATGCAGATATGGATACTCATTGCAAAGCACCAATTTCAGACTGGCTAAGCGATGAAAATGATGTGTTGCTAGACATTGAAAGAGACACCCCATGGCTTGCTACACAAGTAATTGCATCTAAGTCTGGTAGTCCAGTGATGAAAGCCGCAATAGATTTATGTGTGGAAAGATGTGCAGACGGAATAGTTAAGCATAATCACATGGTTCATTATTATACCGATGTTCAAATGTTTACTGATGCAATTTATAAAGAGCTGGGAGTAAATCCATACGAAAAGCCTTTAACGGAATGGGCACCAGAGCTTATGGAAATGGATTGGTTAAAAAATAATAACGTAAAAATATTAAACGGAGAAGAAGCAAGACGCCTGCTTGATAGAGATGTTGTTCATTTATATTGGGGCGACGACAGAGAAGCTGGTTGGATTGCATGGAAAAAGGATCCAATGGTTAATGAGTCGTATCCCAATGGATTCAACCCACATGAATGGGAGAAGTAATGTCAATAATCGGAATTTTACCAGCATCAGGAAAAGCTTCTAGAATTGGTGGCATACCAAAGTTTTGTTTACCAATTTCAGATGAAAGATCATTGCTTCAGTGGCATGTAGAACAAATGCTGGAAGTCTGCGATGAAGTTAGAGTTTCAACAAGAGCCGAATGGGTTCCAATTATTCAGAATATGGATATGAATATTAAGCTTATTGTTCGTGAGCCATCAACAATGTCTGATGCAGTTAAGTTTATGGTAGGAGAATATAATGATACAGTCCTTGTTGGAATGCCAGATACATATATATTAAATGCTCCAGGTAATATATATAAGAGTTTATTTAAAGAAACAAATGCTGATTTGGTTTTAGGAGTTTGGGAGTGCGGTGAATCTTTAAAGGGTCGTGTAGGACAAGTTTTATTGTATGGCGATAAGGTAACGCAATCTGAAGATAAAGTAGAAAATTGCGATTATCCAGATATGTGGGGGACTATGCTATTCAGAAAGAATATGATAAGATACATAGATCCCAGCTTAGAGCATCCAGGAAAACAAATAAAAGAATGGATAGCTCAGAGTGCTAACATTAGGGCGGTAAGACCAGGTGGAAAATACATGGACATTGGAACACTCAAAGGTCTTAAACAACTATATAAGGAGATGGAATAATGGCGGGAACAGAATATCCAAATAAGAATGGCTATCAGGCATGGGTAACAGACTTGCAATTAATTGCAACAGAGGCACCATCTGGTCATAAGATTATCAGAGAATGTCTTGATATTGCTGAAATGTTAATTAAGAAAAATATTTCATATGGAGATTCAGCATTGTCTCCTATTCATATTTTTTCTCAGGAAGATAATCAAGAGCAAATTAAAATTCGTATTGATGATAAGATTAATAGAATCAAAAATGGCTCAGGCTTTGCAGGAGATAATGATATTGACGATATGATTGGTTATTTAATCTTACTTAAAATTGCTAAGAAACTTGCTATTTCAGTCGACTAGAAGTATAATGAGGTAATATGGAAATTGAATTAGCAGATCATTATGATCGCATGAATAAGGTTGTTGAGGAATTACTCAAGGGCAATAGCCCAACACAGATTGCCACAATTACTGGCTTTAAAAGGGCAGAGGTTGTAGATCTAATAGACAACTGGAAGTCTGTTGTTCACAACGACACTTCATCAAGAGATCGTGCTAAGGAAGCTATTTCTGGAGCAGACCAACACTATGCCATGCTTATTAAAGAGGCCTGGAAAACCGTAGAAGATGCGGATCTATCTGGCCAATTAAATGTTAAGGCAAATGCACTTAAGTTAATTTCAGACATTGAAACAAAGAGAATTGGAATGCTTCAGCAGGTTGGTTTGCTAGACAACGCCGAGCTTGCAACACAGATTGCAGACACAGAAAGAAAGCAAGACATCCTGGTTAAAATATTAAAAGAAGTTACTTCAATATGCCCTAAATGTAAAATGGAGGTAGCTAAGAGATTATCTCAAATCACAGGAATTGTTGAGTCTGTTGTGATTGAGGATGCCGATGTCGTTTAATTTTTCAGATTTAATTGACATCTTGGATGGCGAAGAGTTTGACGAAAAGCCAGTAGATCTTAAAACATTTGTAAACAGCCCAGAATATTTGGGGCTTCCGCCATTATCAGAATTTCAGTATACTTTAATTGAAAAAAGTTCTCAAATTTATAAAGAAGCAACTCTTATTAAATTGTTTGGCGAGGACGAAGGAAGAATTATAGCTAAGCAAACCGCTAATGAAGTTGTTGCACAATTAGGTAAAGGATCTGGAAAAGACTACTGTTCCACAATTGCTGTTGCTTACATTGTATATTTGTTGTTGTGTTTAAAAGATCCTGCAACTTATTATGGAAAGCCACCAGGCGACTCTATTGATATTATCAACATTGCTATTAACTCACAACAAGCAAACAATGTTTTTTTTAAAGGCTTTAAGACAAGAATTGATAGGTCACCTTGGTTTGCTGGAAAGTATAATGCAAAGGCCTCTGAGATACAGTTTGATAAAGCCATTACAGTTCACTCTGGCCACTCTGAGCGTGAAGCGTGGGAGGGATACAACGTTATCGTTGTTATCCTTGATGAAATTTCGGGATTTAGTATTGAAAATACCACGGGACACGAGCAGGCTAAAACTGGTAGCGCAATATACGACATGTATAGAGCATCAGTAGACTCACGTTTCCCAGATTTTGGTAAGGTTATCTTGCTTTCTTTCCCAAGATATAAAAATGATTATATTCAACAAAGATATGACGCTGTCGTTGCAGAAAAAGAAACTATTGTAAGAACTCACAAATTTAAAATGTATGAGGACATACCTGATGGAACAGACGGAAATGAGTTTGAAATCCAATGGGAAGAAGATAATATTATTTCCTATAAAATTCCTAAGGTATATGCTCTTAAAAGACCTACATGGGAAATTAATCCAGTAAGAACAATTGATGATTTTAAAACAGCTTTTTATACAAACCCTACAGACGCTCTATCAAGATTTGCCTGTATGCCGCCAGAATCTATTGATGCATTTTTTAAATCAAGAGAAAAAATTGAAAAGGCATTTAGCATAGGAGCACAGGCTGTTGATAAGTTTGGAAGACTTGAAGAGTGGTTTACTCCAGATCCAGATAAAGTTTATTTTATTCACGTAGACTTAGCGCAGAAACATGACCACTGTGCAGTAGCAATGTCTCATGTTCAAAAGTGGGTTAATGTAAAAGTTACAGATACCTATTCTCAACCAGCTCCTATTATTGAAGTAGATGCAGTTAGGTACTGGACCCCAACAAAAGATAAGTCTGTTGATTTTACTGAAGTTAAAGACTATATACTTTCTTTAAGATCTAGAGGATTTAACATAAAGGTGTGCACGTTTGACCGATGGAACTCGCATGACATGATGCAACAATTAAAACAATACGGAGTAAACACCGAAATATTGTCTGTTGCAAAAAAACATTATGACGACATGGCTATGATTGTTGCAGAGGAAAGAGTCATTGGCCCACACATACCGCTTCTTGTGGACGAATTATTGCAACTAAGAATTATGAGAGATAGAGTTGATCACCCAAGAAAAGGGTCTAAAGACTTAGCTGATGCTGTATGTGGATCTATATTTAACGCTATCAGCAAAACAAGATTTACAAGTAATGAAGAAATAAATATACATACGTATGAGTCAATGAGCTTTGAGCAGGATTTTAAAAGAGACGAAGATGAAACGGTTATGAATATGATTAGAGCACCAAGGATGCCAAACGACTTGGCGGAAGCAATAGAAGGAATGACAATACTATGAGCATATATCAAGAAA